CATGGAGCAGCAAGCTGCTGCCAAGCGGCTACAAGGCGCCGCTGATCGGCCGCGAGTGGGTCTGGGGGCTGACGGACTGCTGGACGCTGACGCGCGACTGGTACGCCGAGCACGGCCTGCAGCTGCTGGACTGGGCGCGGCCGCTGACACCCGAGGAGTTTGAGGCCCAGCCGCTGTTCGATCAGTATTGGCGGGATGCTGGCTTTCGCGAGCTGGATGAGGACGAGCAGCTGGAGCCGGGCGATGCGGTGCTGATGAGTATCAGCGGCCCTGGGCTCAACCACGTTGGCGTCTACATCGGAGACCAGCTGCTGCTGCATCACATCCGCGGTCGGCTCAGCAGCCGTGATCTTTATGGCGGCTGGCTGCAGAAACAAACCGGCCGCAGGCTCCGGCACTACGATGCAGGGAGGCTAGAGCTGGCGTGATGCTGCGCACGATCCGCATCTACGGGCGCCTGGCAAAGTTCCTGAAGCGCCGCGTGTTTCGCGCCGAGGTGGCCAGCGCTGCTGAGGCCGTGCGGTTCCTGCTGGCCAACTTTCCGCAGCTGGAGCCCGAGCTGGCCAAGGGACACTACCGCGTCAGCGTGGGCGGCTACGACCTGGCTGAAAACGAGCTGCACGCACCGGCCGGCCAGCAAGAGATCAAGATCATCCCGGTGGTGGCTGGTGCTGGCGCAGTGGGGCGGATCATCGGAGGCGTGGCGCTGCTCGCTGCAGCCATCTTTATTCCCGGCTTTGCAGCCTGGGCGGGGCCGACAGCGTTCAGCTTGATCGTTGGCGTCGGCGCAAGCCTGGTGCTTGGCGGTGTCTCGCAGCTGCTGACGCCGGTGCCCACCATGTCGTCGGGCTCCACCGCTGACACCTCCAAGGATCCGCGCAAGTCCTACAGCTTCAGCGGCATCCAGAACACCAGCCGCCAGGGGCTGCCGGTTCCGATCTGCTACGGCGAAGTGCTGATCGGCTCGGTGGTGATCTCGGCCGGCATTGACATCGACCAGGTGACGGGATGAGCAGGATCGTCGGCGCTGGTGGTGGTGGTGGCGGGTGCTTCCTCGGGCACACGCTGATCCGCACTCTTGATGGCTTGCGTGCCATCGAGACGCTGCAGCCCGGCGATCAGGTGCTCAGCTTTGACGACCAGGGCGGGCTGCACCAGGGCAAGGTCCTGAAGGTTCACGTCCATGAGAACGAGCGCGTGGTGCGCTACCGGCTGTGGGGCGGTGCGGTGCTCGATGCCACCCCTAACCACTGGGTGCTGAACCAGTTCAACGCCTTTGTTGAGATCGGCACGCTTGGCGCCGACGATTGCCTGGTGGATGAGAACGGCCACCTCCGCCCCATCGTCGAGCGCACCGAGCACGGCCGCGGCACCGTCTACAACCTCACCGTCGAGGGTCACCACACCTTCATCGCCGGCGGCATTCGCGTCCACAACGCTGGCCTGGGGCTTGGCATCGTTGGCGCCGGCGGTGGTGGTGACAGTGGCAAGGGCGGCGGCGGCAGCAGCGCGCGCACCCCAACAGAAGCAGCCGACAACCTCAACAGCACGGCCTACGCCAAGCTCATCGACATGCTCTGCGAGGGTGAGATCCAGGGGCTGCGCGATGGCATCAAGTCGATCTACCTCAACAACACCCCGCTGCAAAACCCGGACGACAGCTACAACTTCCAGAACGTCACCGTCATCACCCGCAACGGCACGCAAGCTCAGAGCTACATCCCCGGCTTTGATGATGTCAGCGACGAGAAGGGTGTTGGTGTCACGGTGCAGCAGGCCACGCCGGTGGTCCGCTCGATCACGGACACCACGGTCAACGCTGTGCGGGTCACCATCACGGTGCCGGCATTGCAGCAGTTCAACGACCAGGGCGACATCAACGGCACTGATGTGCGCCTGCAGATCGCCGTCCAATACAACGGCGGCGGCTACACCACCGTCATAGATGACACCATCGCCGGCCGCACGGCTGACTCCTATCAGCGCGACTACCTGGTGAACCTCAGCGGCGCGTTTCCGGCTGACATCAAGGTGACGCGCATCACTGCCGATAGCGGCAGCGCCAAGCTGCAGAACGCCTTCAGCTGGTCGAGCTACACCGAGATCACCTACGCGAAGCTGCGCTACCCCAACAGCGCACTGGTGGCGTTGCGGGTGGATGCTGAGCAGTTCAACAACATCCCCAGCCGCAGCTATCTGATCCGCGGCCTCAAGGTTCGGATCCCGTCCAATGCCACGGTGGACATGGTGACCCATCCAGGGCGGCTCACCTATGCCGGCATCTGGGATGGCACCTTCCAAGCCGCGACCTACACCAACGACCCCGCCTGGTGCCTGTTCGATCTGCTCACCTCCAGCCGCTACGGGTTCGGAGATCACATCGACACCGCGCAGCTCGACAAGTGGGCGTTCTATGCCGCGTCGGTCTACAGCAACGAGCTGGTGTCTGATGGCTATGGCAGCACCGAGCCGCGCTTCAGCTGCAACATCAACATTCAGACCGCTGAGGACGCCTACAAGCTGATCAACGACATGTGCTCGGTGTTCCGGGTCATGCCCTACTGGAGCACCGGCAGCCTCACCGTTAGCCAGGATCGGCCGGCCGACAGCTCCTACCTGTTCACGCTCGCCAACATCAGCGAGGAGGGCTTCAACTATCAGGGCAGCAGCCAAAAGACCCGCGCCACCGTCGCGGTGGCTAAGTATTTTGACCTAGATCTGCGCGATGAAGCCTACGAGGTGGTCGAGGACCAGGCCGCCATCGTTCGCTATGGCGTGATCACCAAGGAGATCACCGCCTTTGCCTGCACCAGTCGCGGCCAGGCGCGCCGCCTGGGTGAGTGGCTGCTGTATTCGGAGGGCTACGAGACCGAGGTGGTGAACTTCACCGCCTCCATTGACGCGGGCGTGCTGGTGCGGCCGGGCCAGATCATCGAGATCAGCGACCCGGTGCGTGCCGGGATGCGCCGCGGCGGCCGGATCGTCAGCGCCACCACCACCACCGTGACGGTGGACGACACCACGCAGACCGACCTCAGCGCAGGCGCCAGTCCGACGCTTTCGGTGGTATTGCCCGATGGCACCGTCGAAACCCGTGCGGTGACGCTGCGCAATGGCGCGGTGCTCACCGTCAGCCCGGCCTACAGCGCAGCGCCCAACGCCAACAGCATCTGGATCTACCAGACCTCCGACGTGCAGACCTCCACCTGGCGGGTGCTGACCGTGCAGGAGCAGGAGGGCGCCCAGTACGCCATCACCGCCCTGGCGCACAACGCCTCTAAATACGCCTACATCGAGCGAGATGTGCCGTTGCAGCAGCGTGATGTCACCAACCTCAACGAGGCGCCGGATGCGCCGGGCAACCTGCGTGGCTCCGAGCTGCTCTACGAAAGCAACGACCGGGTGCTCTCCAAGCTGCTAATGAGCTGGCGGCCGGTGGTCACCATCAACCAGTACCTGATCCGCTACCGGCAGCAGAACGGCAACTGGGCATCAGCAGTGGTCGAGCGCCCCGACTACGAGATCCTCGACACCTCGCCCGGCAACTACGAGATCCAGGTCTATTCGATCAACGCCGCCGGCAAGCAGTCCACCCAGCCGGCCAACCTTTCCTTCACCGCCTACGGCCGCACCGCAGCGCCATCAAACGTGATGGGCGTGACGCTGGTGCCGATTGACGAGGCCAGCGCGATCCTCAGCTGGACCCTTGCGCCCGACCTTGACGTGCGTGTGGGCGGCAAGGTGCTGATTCGCCACAGCCCTGCCCTGGTGAGCGCCACCTGGGACCAGGCCACCGACATCGTGCCGAGCGCTGCCGGCAGCCAGACGCAGAAGCAGGTGCCAATCCTGGAGGGCACCTATTTGCTGCGGTTTGAGGACAGTTCCGGCGTGCGCAGCGTCAACAGCGCCATGGTGGTGGCCGATCTGCCCGAGCCGCAGCCGCGCCTACTGGTGGAGGAGTATGCCGAGGACCAGATCACGCCCACACCGTTCACCGGCACCAAGGTGGACATGAGCTACGACGGCACGCTGGATGGCCTGATCCTCAACAGCTCCGGCGGCTCAGTGCTCAGCGAGGGCAGCTACAGCTTTTCAAGCACGCTGGATCTTGGCGGCGTATTTGACGCAAACCTGCAGCGCCGCTTCGTCACCCGCGCCTACCTGCCGAACGCGCTATGGGACAGCAAGCCCGGCCTGATTGACGAGTGGCCGGCCATTGATGAAGACAACCTGGATGGCGTCAACGCCACGCTCTACGTTCGCGCAACGCCCGACAACCCCAGCAGCTCCCCGACCTGGGGCGCGTGGCGCGAGTTTGCCAACGCGATCCTGCGCGGCCGCGGCTTCCAGTTCAAGGTGATCGCCACCAGCAGCGACCCGGCCCAGAACATCGTGATCGACGAGCTGGGCGCCTTGGTGGAGCTGCAGCAGCGCGTCGAACAGTCAGCCACCATCACCAGCGGTACCGGGACTTACTCCGTGGTCTACGCAAACGCCTTCTATCAAGCACCAAGCGTTGGTATCACTGGCTTTAACATGGCCACCGGCGACTACTTCACGATCGCGTCCGTGACACGCACTGGTTTCCAGGTAACCTTTAGGAACAGTGCCGGCACAGCCGTGAGCCGCCAGTTCACCTACACCGCCATCGGCTACGGCAGGGAGGTCTAAGGCGTGGCGCAGCACGACTATTCACTCAGCAATCAAAGCGGAGCGGCATTTAGGCAAGATCTCAACAACGCGCTGAGCGCGATTGTCTCGATCAACAGCGGCAGCACGGCGCCTGCCACCACCTTTGCCTACATGCTCTGGATGGACACTGCCGCAGGGCAGGTCAAGCAGCGCAATGCGGCGAACAACGCCTGGGTGGTAATTGGCACGCTGGGCAGCGTCGGCTGGGGGCTGCTGAGCAGCAGCACCGCAGGCAGCACCTACATGCCGCTGGCGGGCGGCACCTTCACCGGCAACGTCGGCAGCAGCGCCAACGGCTACTTCCAGATCCCGAACGGCACCACAGCGCAGCGACCCGGCAGCCCCGCTGCAGGCATGATGCGGTGGAACAGCAGTCTCAACCGCTTTGAGGGCTATGGCACGGCATGGGGCGCCATCGGCGGTGGCGCCACGGGTGGCGGGAGCGATAACGTTTTCTATGAGAACGACCAGACCGTGAACAACGACTACACTTTGACCAGCGGCAAGAATGCCATGAGCGCTGGTCCGATCACGATTGCCTCGGGCATCACCGTGACCGTGCCTGTGGACAGCAACTGGAGCATCGTCTGATGAGCACCCTTGTCGTCGCCACCCTCAAGAGCAACAGCAGCTCACCGCCGGCGTTTCAGAACACCAGCGGGACCGAGACGGGGAGACTGTGCCGGGCGTTTGTGAATTTTGACGGGACTGGCACGGTTGCTATTCGGGCAAGTTTCAACGTGAGCAGCATTACAGATAATGGCGTCGGCAGATTTCGAGTAAACATGACAAACGCGATGGCAGACACAAGCTATGTAGCTGTTGGCTCCGTTTTAAACTCAACAACGCCAGGAGTAAATGGAATCTCTTGGGTTGCTGGGTCGGACGACCCTGGCGCAACTATTGGATCATCAACAACTAGCTCATTTCACATTGGCACATTTAGCTATCCAACAACCTTGGCTGATTTTCAATACACACAAATCGCCGTCTTCCGCTGAGGTCCACCCATGAGCACCCTTCGCGTTTCCACCATCCAAGACACAGCGGGCAGCAACAGCAGCACGCCTGCTGCCATCGCCAACGGCATCTGCAAAGCGTGGATCAGGAAAAACAGCGGCTTTGATGGCCTGGGTAATGCCATCATGGCCTCGTTCAATGTTTCTTCAATCACTCAGCTTTCAACAGGACGCTGGCAAGTTAATTTCACAAACGCGATGGCAGATACAAACTACATCGTTGTTCTTGGTGGGTTCAGGCAAAACTCAGACGTCACCACTGGCGAGGATGCGTCCAATAGAACGACCACATACTGCACAATCGTGTCCTACAACATTTCGCAAACGCGATACGACATGGGCTTTTCCGTCGCCATCTTCCGCTGAGGCACCACCATGAGCACCCTACGCGTCAACAACATCACCGACACCTCCGGCGGCAGCAGCTCGCTCAGCGTGCCAGGTGCAGCAAAGGCATGGGTTAACTTCAACGGCACAGGTACGGTGGCTATTAGGGCGCAGATGAATGTGAGTTCGATTACGGATAATGGGACGGGGGACTATACGGTCAATTTCACGTCGGCGTTGGTGGATGCGAATTATTCGCCTGTTTTTGGCGGTTCTGGCGCTTATGGAGTAAGCGCTAGTGGCAACGCTTGGTTCATTGGTATGCAAACTGCAAGCGCCGGTGGTGCGCCCATTACAAAAACTACTTCTGCTCTACGAATAGCCTGTGCTACTGGCGGTACCGCTATTAGCGATGCGCCAGATCTCAACGTCGCCATCTTCCGCTAACCCCATGCCCCCCACACTCTCCGCCCACCTGGGCACCTAACACCCGGAGCCAACCATGGACCAGCGCATCATCTACCCCAACGACGAAGGCGGCGTTGCCGTCATCGTGCCAGCGCCCGATTGTGGCCTTACCATCAAGGAGATCGCTCGCAAGGACGTGCCTGACGGCAAGCCCTATCAGATCGTCTCGGTCG